CAGTTTACGAGATCGCGCCTGGTCCTGGGTAAGTTCTCGGCACCAACTAAGCCTTGCGGAAAATCGACTCTAGCCATCTACCGTTGCGCCTTTGGCTGAGAAAACAGGCGCATCAAGATAGCGGCGATTGCCGGCGCCCCTGGGCAGCGTGCTTGATACGGCTTTGTTCGGTATCGTAAGTTTTTGATATAAACCTTTCAGCCGATTGTATCCACGCCGGGACGAGTTCTTCAATTCGCCAGAAACTACCGGGCCGCCGTTGTCAAAATTAGGACCGAGAATGATCGCCAGGCAATCGATGATAACCTGGGTAGAGTCGGCCGGTTCGCCGAGTTCGTCGCCTGGTGCTGAAAGCGGAACGACGCCCAGGTCGATATCCTGAGAGAGCCAGAGTTGAAGCATCGAGTTCAGCGACTTCATGCCAATCTCGATGCTTTCCGGATCTGACGGTGCGGCAATCGAATGCGCGCCGATTTCTTTCAGCGCGGATTGAATAATTGTCGTTCCGGTACTCATTTACTCGGCGTCTTTTTTTGCGGCTGCCTTTTTGGCTGCCGGCTTCTTTGCTTCTTTGGCTGCGTTCGCGACGCCGTCTATCCAGCCGTCCTTCATAGCTGCATCGGCTTTTTCGCCGTCCAGGTAGCAGACTTCGCCGTCTTTATGTAACGCCGTTAATGGTGTTGGTTCTTTTGTTTTGTCGTTCATAATTAGTTTCCCATTTTAGTTTGTTGGTACTGTCACCCAAAAAGCCCGGCCATCTAGGGGATGGCCCGGCTGGTACTAAATGGCCGATTGGGATCGGCACTTTGGGAGTGGTTAAACGATAAGATTACCGCACATTTCCGGAATCAACACGTTCGCCGTCATCCACATTGTCAGGCGATATTTGGTTGTTAGGCCATTTATCTCTGAGCCTTTAGCGAACAGGATTTCTATTCCGCTATCGGTACTCATTGACATTGTGGAAACGCCAGCGCCGTCCAGGTCCATTGTTGCCAATGAGCCATGCACGATTTCAACGGCACGATTCATAAAGAAAATATTGGATGGCTGTGAGGCCGTCAAGTTTATGAATGTGAGCGCTGCTGTGGTTGCTGGAATGGAATCGACGTTTGCATAATCGATGTTTGCCTGCGCGCCACCGTCGCCAGCCGCCGCTACGATAGCCGGTGTGATGGTGATGGTTTGTGCGCCTGCTGCGCTTGCCGTTGATACAACACGGAAAACTTGCAGATCTGCGGTAACATTTTTATGCACCTGAGACACGGCGAACACGTTGGCGATTGTGAAAGCGTCGCCCTGGTTTACGTCGCCGGTGCCAGTGTTGATGATCAAGTCCTGGGTCCGGTTGTCGACGTTGTTGCCGTTGACGTCTACTGCCTTCGGATCGTGGTCCTGGTCAGCGCCGTTTACAAGATAACCGGCGGCCGCTGTTAATGTTTGCGTCGGCATAAAGTTGGCCTTGAACGAATCGAAGGTTGCAACGCGTGGAATCATTGAGCGCTCGAAAGCGGTCAAGGAAACACCGGTAGGTGGTGCGTCACGGTTGGCCAGGTTGCCGGCGACGGTGTTGTAGTCGCGCGGGTTCATGATCAGTGTTCGTGGTTCCATGATCGGAACGTCGCGAATACTCATCGCTTCTTCGCATTGTGCAACGTGGGCGTAGGTTGTGATGCTCGCGCCGTTCTTGATGAACAGTGAGCCACGATTCGCCACTTCGGTTGCAACGGTAGAATCGACAATCGCCGATAACTGTTGGACCGCTGCTTCTGCGATTCTGTCACGTTGAAGCGGATCGTTCAGTTCGATCGCGTTCATCTCGAATGGGATGTTTTTAATATCCGACGGTGCGCCAACGTTCGCGTTCAGTGTTGAAGGAACGGAAAGCTGAGTACGATCAGCGAAGGCGGCATCTGCCAGTGTTAAACCTTCGGTGCCGAGAGTGATATACGGAACCGGGCGATGAACGGTTAATGCCGAGCGTTCCAGCGTGGTGCTGGCCGGCATGAATTTGTCCACCTGTCGCGCGGTGATGTTATTTGGATCGAATCCTGCAAGCACTTGCTCGAAGAATACGATCTCTTCTTTGGAAAATGAGTTGGCCATTGGTATGGTCCTCTGTTATGGGTTTATAGTTTGTGTTTCCGTTTGAATGCCATCAGTTTGTCCATGTTGCCGGTCTTTGCTGCTTCGTCGCGCAGTTTTTCAAGTCTCTTATGGACCGCGCTGGTGTCCGGTTTCATGTCGCCTTTGATTTCTTCATCTGGATCCGGTGCCGGATCTACCTTCTTTGGCTTGACCTTTAATTCGCCAGATAGCCGGCCGAGTTCCGCCACGCCCTTGATCGGGCTGGTCTTTAACAGGTTGGAGATCCGCTTCGCTTCGTCCGGGTTCTTCCCCAGGTAATACATGATGATGTGGGAATCGTCGAAGTTATCGATTAAATGATTCGCCACTTCATTACCCAGGACTTCCAGGGCGGCGTCTTCCGTTGCTTCATAATCCTTCACGCCAATGTCGGCCGCGCGTTCGTAATGCTTGCGCTGCTTCTTTTGTAGCTGGTCGTTCCTGGCGTTGAGATTAATAACATCGGCGGTTTGCGTTGTGGCCTGGGTGACTTGCTTCGCCACTTCGGCCGCGATGATCGTTTCGTTGTAGGCGGTCACCTTCTCCTGGTACTTTGGATCGGCTGTGCCTTCGTCGAAGTCTTCCGGGTTTGGCATTGTTGGCGCTACTTGCTTGGCCTGCTTGGCCTGTTCCAGCGCGAGTTGTAACAGCTTCGTTTTCTCTCGCTCTATCTCAAGTTCCGTATTGGTTGCCGCCGCCGCTTCACCGGTTGCATCGCTTTTCTTGTTCAGCCGCTTGACGCGTTTGCTGACAATATCGTCCACCTGTTTTTGCGTGAACTCTTTTTGAGGCTGCGTACCCTCGCGAACAATCTCGATTTCGTCACCGGCTTGACCGTCGATGGCCGCTTGGATCTCGTCTTCGGTTTTACCCTCGGCTTCGAGTTCTTCGCGTAACTTGGCGTCGGCTTCGGCTTTCTGCTCGGCCGCTACTTCGGCTTCGAGTTCTGCCTCTACCTTTGCTTCTGCCTCGGCTTTCGCTTTGGCCTCAAGTTCTTCGGCGCTTAGTTCTGATGATTCTTTTTCGATTGTTACTTCCGCTTCGTTACCCATAACTTTTTCCTCTTAAATGGTTTATAGAGTGTGCCAAAATTGGCCCAGGTTATCGCCCCTGTGGCGTCGTTCTAAATCTTTATGCTACTACTGGTCCGGTGCTTAATCCGCCCTGGCCGATAACCGCCCATCCGCCTGTTAAGAACATCAGGGTCACCGAGTCGCCGGCGTCTGCGAATGTGATCGTTGCATATCCGAGCCGGGTTGCCGGTGTTAATGTCATGGTGCCGCCGTCAATGATTAAGCTGATAATCTTCATCTGACCGAGCGCGCCATCTGGTAGTGTAATCGCATCGGTGCTTTCTGATTCGACTTCCGTTATAAGCTGCGTGACGTTCGCCTCACCTGGGCCAACTATTGATTGCGCTTCGCCGCCGCCCTGTGCCGTTGTGACTGTTACGACGCCGGCTGCGTTGGTCGCGACTCTGACAAGCTGCGAAAGATCGGAACCTGACATAAGAACAATATCGCGAACGTTTAATTTGTAAGCTACTTCATTCATATAACCGGACGCCATCATTGTTGCCAGCGTGTCCGCGCTTGATTTCAATATGTAAAGCTGGCCGCCTTCTTGAGAATTGCCAACTCGCCCTGCTTCTTTTAGATCTGTTATATCAAATGCCATGTTTCTCTCCTGCTTTTTATTATTATTGTTATCAGGTTAGCGCCCTGCGGCGTTGTTATTCTTCGGCTCGAAAATCTCTCTCAAAAGATAATCGGCTCGATCTAATAGTTTCATAGCCTCCTTATAAAAGGCTTCTGCTCTGTCAATATTTCTCATTGTAACGGCAATGCTGACACGTTGGCGAACACTTGCTCGCGAACGTCGGCCAGCGTTTTGATCCGGTTGTTCTCGGCGTTCGAGTTGTCCACGTTGATGTCGTTGAGGATCTTCTGAGTCTCGGCCGTTTTCTTCTCGGCTGCCGCTGTATTGTCCAGGGCTTTGCTGTCTCGTTCCCTGGCTTCGGATGTCGCCTGGGCGGCTGCGGCCTGGATAAGTTCGGCCTGTGGATCTTGTTGTGGTTGCTGTGCGTCGGCCAGCATCTCTTTTTCTTCGTCCGTTTCGGGTTTAACTAATCCCTGCAGGATCATTTGTCGGCGGTTCATTTCCTTCAATGGACCCAGGCCAACGCCTGAGATGTTGTCCATCATGGTTGCCAGTATTGCCGGCAAGTATTGTTCGCCGCCTGGAATATTTACCATCGAATCGAGCATCCCTTTCAGGTCATCGACTGTTTGCGATCTGAGTGTTTCATATTGTGGGCCAACGTCGGCATATGCCTGGAACTTCTTGCCGGCCAGGTCGTTCGCCTGGACCAGTCGCCCGGTCTTCTCGTCCATGACCGTTTTCAGTAATAGCGTTTGGCTTTCGGTGCCGTCCTTGCCAATGGTGCGAACCATGCGCTGCCCGGTGTATATCTCGGATGCCATTGATTGATAGACGGTGCCGGACCATTCGATAGAGTTCCGGATGTTGTCGCTGATATTCTGCGTGTTTAGATCTTCGCGCTTCTGTAGTGCCTGGATCGCTTTGCCTGACATATCCGGGTTGACGGTATCTTGCGGCGCGCCACCGGTTAAGTCTTGAACAAAGGCCGGAACGATTTGCATCAATGCTTGGGTGCTGCCGTCAAGTTGTGCCGGCTTCAAATAACTGGTCGGGCCGTGATGGACTATGTTTCCGTCGTCGTCGCGTAACGCCCTGGCCAGTAGGTATGGCTTGTTGTTTCGGTCGGCCCATAGATTCTTGATGTCGCCTTCCATTTGTTCGGGATCGAATATCGGTACTTCCTGGCCGCTGCTTGCTGCGTTCTCGGCCATTTGTGAGACTTGCATATTGAAAAGCCGGGCCGCGTCCATTAACTTCCGGACCAGGCCGCGATACCATTCGTTGCCGTCGATGTAACTGTGATAGCCATACATGGGAATGATCGGGATATATTTGCCGGCTATCCGCTTTGCTGGTTCGAGAATATCATCGCCACTAAAGACGGTGACTTCTACCGATTGCCGGCGAACCTTCCGGACCCGCACAAACTCGCGCATCTCGTCGGCTTTCAGTTCGTCCTTGATCAGTTCGTGATCTTCTTTGCTGTAGCTTTCCACCCGGTTGGATTGCAGATTGTTATAGATAAAGCAATCCTCGGTCTTCCGGATAACTTCATACCGTTTGGCGATATAAACAAAGGTCGGCCGGTTCGTTGTGTAATTGTTGAAGGCCAGGGTGTCGGGAGTAAATGCGCTCACCGGGTCTTTGTCCGGGTACTTATCCTCGAACGATTCGCGGGTAAACTGGATCAGTTCGGTGCAACGCGTGGCGTCGCGCTTGTCGATTCGCTTGGCTGAGTTATCCCAATAGATTGAATTGTATGCATTGTGTATCGGGCGCCATTCGATTCGCTGCGATTCGTTTTCTGGATCTTCGTCGTCTTCAAATAGCGTGGCCAGCTTGAAGCAACCATAGCCACACGTTGAGACTTCATCCACGCCATTGTCTACGGCCATCTTGCCTGAGAATTGGCGGAAGTCTGACCGGTATATTCCGTTTAACAGTTCGGCGTCTTCGTCGCTGGTTGCTGCGTCGTCCGGCTTGTATTCCACGCCCACCCGGTTCTGGTTCCATTCACCTATGAACCGATTGATATAATTGCTGATGATGTCGAACTCAAGTTTGGTCCGGTCGTTAAATTCATCCTCCAGGAATCCTTCCCACATTCCGCCGGAAACATTGATGAAGCGCATATCCTCGTTGGCCTTCTGGCTCTGTTCCTGCACAATGTCGGCATCGTTTATGATGTCTTTCTTGTACTGGTCGAGCAATTCGGTGCTGTTATCGTCTGCCATTTATAACCTTTTCAGTTTTGGTATTGTTAAGTCTTCCGGTGCGTTCTTTGTCTTCTTTGTCATGCCTGGGAATAATTCGGTGAAGGCCCAAACGAACCAATCGAGCCGGTTCGGGGATCCTTCGCCTATGTATCCTGTTGTCGTGCTGGCCATCAGTTCGTCTTCCAGTTTGTCGAATCTGCCGACCATCTTAATCTTTCCGGTTTCATGTAATGCGCTGACCGGCTCGGCTCGTACCACTTTGCCGCGTGATGCCGTCACCGCTTTGTATGATATGTTCGGGTTCGCCGTCTTCACCACAAACTCAACCATCGCGCCGCCGAAGTTAGCCTCACCCACCACCCGATCCGCTTCGTGCCGTTCATAGGCACTCGCCGCTACTTTGCCCCACTTTGCAGGGCCGGCGTTCAATGTTAGATCTTCCAGGCAATAACCGATCCCATCACTACCCAGGGCTGCCACGCCTATTCCTATGTCGTCATTCGTTTCGTTCTCATCGTCGCTTGCGCCACTTGGATCCACCGCTACCACAACACGAACAAAGTCCACGCCGTCGGGGATCTCATTCACCCGGGATTTTTCTAGTATCTCTCCGGTCCATAAAGCGTTCTCGCTATCGTCGCCAAACTTACCCAGGAAGAACCGGTCGCGCTTGCGCTTCGGCATTTTGTCGAGCGCCTTGATATATGCTGCCGGCAAGTTCTCGGCGTTGTCCACCGGGTTCATCTGTAGCTGTGCGTAATCTTCCGGGCTGGCCAATGGCGCGCCGCTGTCCGGATCTATCTTGTCGATGAATAACTTATGCGTCCAGTGTCCTTTGCTCGGCGGGTTCTCGTCGATGAACAATTTAAGCCTGAGTTCGTGCCGCTTGCCGTCCTTCATGTAA